AGTCGCCTCACACCGTTTGTTGACGCAGTATGCTCTGCGACCGAATCTTCAACGGCGTTTTGATACAAGCAGTCCCCGTTCGCGGCGGCACTGGCCCACTGGAACACTTTGTGTGTAGTGGGTGACCAGGCAACTGGTGGCGAATCGAGATGCAGGGAGAAAGGTTGTTTGCGTACCGGATGATACATTCGGAAACGACTTCGGGTATGGGGATCACCGTAAATTCCCCGCGGAGCTGACCAGCAGCCTTGTATCTGGTGAAAAGACAGACTTCCCGTCTGCAGAAAATAAAGTGGAGTGAAAGAAAATCACATCAATCCGTCGATAGGGGGACGTTAACCCTGAACCTCAACAATTGAATATGATGGTCACAATTACAGGTATAAAGAAAAGGGAATCCATCCTCGAAGTAACTGCTACGGTGTTACCCGAAGGCTCTCCTGCAGCGGGATGTGAGACATCCCCTGTGGATGCTTTCCGGCAGCACGTTAACCGTCAGCGACCATTTAGTGATCGGCAATCACGTGAACTCTGCGATCCGAGTTCGATGGCCCCCGGTGCGTTGCAGGAGGGAGGTAGGGCTAGGTCAGACTTCTTGCTGTCTCACGTCGAAGACATAAAACGCATCGACATGCAGTATTCAGCTTCCATCAGGAACAAATTAAATGAAAGCTACGTTTTGGAGGATATCGTAGAACCTCTTGCCAATGAGACTGATAAGGCCCTCGAAGCTAACCCGTTTGCGGTGCTTCACGACGAGGGTGATGATCAGTGTACTCTAAGCGGGCGTTTACACGGCCGCGCGGAAAGGTTGGTAAAATTTTACGAGGAGTTGGGTATGCCTCGTTCAGCGAAAGAAATACCCCAGCATATAATATGCGGAGGGCTCCGGCCAGCCGTAAGACAATGCTTCGTCGATACACTTAGCCCTATCGACGAACTGAGCTTCAAAACAATACAGAAACTTGAGAAATCTTGTTGCAAAGTATGTTTGCCTCGCTTCCTGGAGAAGCTCAGTGCATGGAAGGAAGCTAGGTTTCAACCAGTTGCTGTCAATGATGATCATCTCGAGCGCTTCAGACGCGCGATTCGTCAAAACATTGAAAAGGGATGGGACCGAAGGCGTGCCCCTTTTATTCCAAACGGAAATGCTACCCGGCGTTACCGGAGGAAAGAGGGTGGGAATTGGAACGTGGAAGAGTTCAGCGATGGGTGTCGCATTGAGTTAGTGTTTTCATCGGGCAAACCAAGAGTGGTTACTCTATACTCTGCCGAGAATACACGAAACTTAGCTCCGCTCCATTACTCATTATACGACATGCTTAAGAGGCGAGGGTGGCTGTTGGTAGGCGAACCGACCGACCGACACGTTCAGGGCCTCACAGGCGCTGCCTTTTTGAGTTTCGATTACTCTTCCGCGACCGACAACATTAAGCGGGATTACATTAAGGTAGCAGTTGAGGTACTTGAAGAGCAAGCGGACTATCTAACGGATGATGAGCTAAAAGCACTCCGGGTGCTTTCGAATTTGAAGATTGATGGTAGGGAGACGTTTTCGGGTCAGCCAATGGGCTCCGTGATGTCTTTTCCGCTCCTTTGCATCATCAACAAGACCGTAGTTGATATGGCATTGGCCGCTATGCTTGACAGGAAGGAGATTAGTTTTAAGGAATGGTCAAGTCACCCCCTTTTGGTTAATGGGGATGACTTGTTGACTCGCGAGGTTCGAGCCACCACTAATCTTCGAGGTGAAGTGCGTACCCAAGGAGCTCAGGTAGGACTTGTCGTTAACGAAGAGAAGACGTTGGTCTCTGAACGCGATGGAGAAATTAACTCTACCTACTTCAAGGATGGGCACAGGCAGCGTAAGTTTAACGCGTCGTCGCTGTGGATGGATGCTGGTGTAGAGGATGTACTCGGCTTTGCCGCCGAAGCTACAACCAACGGAAGGGAATTTCGAAAGGTTGTCAGACGTAATTTGCGAACTCTGGCTAAGCAGCCAGATAAGCATTTAACGGAGATACCATTTCCCTTGGTAGCCATATGTCGGAGCGATCCGGCGATAAGAAAAGCTATCACCAGCTTGCCCGCTAGTGTTGCACCGACCAAAAGAGGAGTGATTAGTATGGATCTTCGTCCAGAAAATTATAACTTAAGTAGGAGTGAGGAACACAACGCAATGAGAGAAGAGATCGAAAGGGTGAGGGAGTCTGGTATAGCTAGGGGGGCCGAACGCCCGCCGAAGCACAAAACCGACGTTATACCTGCCGCAAGATCTTTTAACTCTGTCCGGAAACAGGGTCGAAAGTTATCTCCAGAGATAATTCCCGCGTGTTATGTGCGCAGTTTCATCAACAAAGTCAAAGAAGAGGGTGTTTTGAGGGAGGTGGCTCCTCTCGATTTGTCGTTACCCCCGGGTGACGGTAGTCAAGTGAATCGAATGCTTGACAACATCCGTGCG